TGGGTGTATGGCAGTATTTTTCATACCCCAGAAATCATAGTCATGTAGATAATGTGTGGTGTATGTTCGGAACAATCGTTGTAGTGTACAGTAAGGGCCACAGTTGATAGGAAACCTTCCGGTATAACCCTTTCCACGTACCAACAAATCATGCATCCATTTTGCACAATGTTCACCCAATGAATACATTCCCATGAACAATCCGATATTCACATAGTGCGGTTGTTTAACTTTTGTATAACCTATCAGATTCCTAAGAGTGTCAAGTTGATCCGGTAATAGGAAGGTGTCATGTTCCATAACAAAGAAACGTTCTTCCGTTTCCCCTGCCTGTTCCATGAGTTTCCAGTGAGAACACATACCCGCCTTTTCTGTCGGGGAGTGATCATCTGGGTTTTGACCATTAAGGTCTGCCAGCATAAGAGATTCTTCCCAAACATATCTCTGCACTTCTTCGCCATATTGGGGACAATCCGGTGTGATAGCATCGAAGGTAACTATCTCATCGATGATACCTTCTTCTATTGCAGGTCTGAATGATTCTCTTGATATCTCTGCATATTCTTCTGAGATCTCGTTGTCTTTTATTACAATCTGGTATGCTTTCACTCAGGTAAATTCCACTGTTCTTGAGGTAAGTTGACAATCCTCCAGTGAGTTGCTGTACCTAGATTGTCTGCTCCTGCAAACTGAACGTGGACAAACTTTGTGTTCTCATCACGCCAGTCGCACATATATCTATCCTCGTGATAAATGTCCTTGGTGTAATGAATATAAGAGTTCCACCCGTTGTCCATCTCCTGCACGTCAAACCCACACCCATACATCATCGCATGTAAGTAAGGTTGGTCACAAGAGTAGAATGCAACTAGTGGGTTCTTCCTCATAAGATCTACGTAGACCTTGAAGTCACAGAACTCTCTTCGTGCTTTGAGTCTCGCTTCTTTTGAATACAAGACCATACCCGTATTGAAGATCCTTACAAGACCCTCTTCAGTTCTAGGAAGTTTACATCCAAACTGTTCTTCGACAATTGATGCCCATAGATTGTCTTGGGCAGAAGTGATCTGTCCCTTGGTTATGGTGCGTTGTTTAGGTTGGAAGGGTTCGTCACAGATACCTATCTCACCTGTAAACGCATCGAAGATATTCTCTTTTAGTTGATCTACAGGGAACACGTCTGTGTCTGCGAACAAGATCTTATCGTACTTGTCGAAGTCAGTATCGTAGATTGGTTTGAATGCACCATAGTGCGGAGTGTAGTTACCGAAGTTGTAACCGAAGTGTTTACGTAGGAAGTGCGGGTTGTCTTCGAAGATGTATTCTGCACCAATGCGTTCTGCGTATTCACGCATAGCATAGATCCCAGCTAAACAAGATTCTTTAACTTCACCGTCCCAGTATTGGTATATTAAATTCATAACAAGATTCCTATAGTTGGGGGGACTCTCACCCCCCTGCTGTTCTAGATTAGATCAGGGGTTGAAGACTCCATACCATGATGCCCAAAAAGGCAGCCGATATGAAGGTTTCGCCCAGACGTTCTATTAAGTCCGAGTTCATTTATTTCTCCTCAAAAAATGACGGTACTAACTGATATCGATTTTTCGAGGTCTCTTCTCTTCGGGTAGTTCAAACTTCAATGTGATTGCAAGGATACCACCTTCTAACGAAGCACCATCTACATAGACGTACTCTGAGAGACGAAACACCCTCTTGAAGTTCTTCTGCGATATTCCACGGTGGATGTATTCAAGTTTCTCATCTAGTTCACCTTTCTTGGTGCCCGAGACAGTTAACGTGCGTTCATCCTGTTCGATATCCAGATCTTCAAAAGTAAATCCCGCTACTGCGATTTCAATTTGATAATCGTTATCACTTACCTTCACAATATTATGTGGAGGGTATGTATCTGCCGCATGACGTGCCACCCAATCAAGGTCTTGAAACAGGTGGTCGAAACCGACAAACGAAGAGCGAGGGAAAAGTGTATTTGCTTTAAGATTAGTCATTTGTATTCTCCTTTAAAAAAGCAAGATTAATTGAGTACCGGCCAATCCGCATACTCGTTACTATATATATGTTTGTTACACTTTAATGCACATTAAATTGCACTTTTGTTACACTTTATTGCACTAAAAGTAAATAGATGGATCTGGGTTTCCCTCTACACCAAAAGAGAATGTACTGCGAGTTCTCTCTGGGAAGACTTGATGATGATTGCCACGGGGTATCCAATAGTAATCGCCTGGCACAAAATCCACGGGTTCATCATGTAGACCATCTACACAGATTCGGATATTACCCAACACCTGTACCAAGAAGACATCCATCTTATCTGCATGTCTTGGGTAACTGTCACTGTTGGGGCCGAATCCAGTAAAGGCAATGTTAGTAATCTTATTACCATGAAGTGCGAACACTTCTTGCATTGCCGACTCTATGTCTTTTGCAAACTGCGGAGCAGAAGGTCTCATATGAAACGAGTTCAGTCCTATCCGCATTTTACTTGAATTGGTATCAAGCAACTCTTCGGGATGGGTATCCAACATGTCCATGTGAATATCCCAAGTATAGTCCTTCAAAAGTTCTTGAGGGATCTTACCATGATACGGAATCTTCTCCGCAATCTCATCTGCATGATCCTCAAAAATATCAATCATGTTCATTGCGGGTATTCTCTCTCGTGAACCACTTTCCATGAATAGTAGAACGTAATTCCACCAAACACCATAGGACACATAAAGACCGCAAGTAAACCAACTAAACCAAAATCCATTACTTGTTCCCGATATTATACTTGGGACATAAATCCCAATTCTGCTTATCCTTGTAACCAATTATTTTAATTTGTCTCATAGGTGCACAATCTTGTGCGACTTCAGTATTCTGAATCTCCACGAGCCCCCAGTCCTGTAGTAACGTAGCGATTGTATTCCTACGTTGTACGTCTGCTTCTTCTAGGTTAGACTTCTTACCATCCAACATGAACAGTTCTTTGAAATGTACTATGAAGTACCGTCCCTGTTTATGTAGGATATGACACGACTGGAATAGTTTGTTATCACGTCTTGAAGCGATACCTATACGAGTCAGAGTCTCTTTCACCTTGAGGAAATCGTCCGGTTCGGATAACGTAACCTCCAACATCAGACCAGAGTTCCATTCAACTAATTTATTTTCTTCCACCTTTCTGCACCTTATTCTTAATACGTATTAAGTCATCGGATGAGAGTAGAGGTAAAACTTGACGTGCTTTGTCATTGCTATATCCATAATACTCTTTCACCGCCTCAATATCATTTATAGTTTCGGGTTTAACCCATTTAGAGAAACGTTTGCGTTTCCTAACTATATTTAGTAAAAAATGATATTGTAACTTACCATCGATATGATGGTATCGGTTCATCTCATTTGCGAGTAGTACAGTGTCATTAAAGTAAGACAAAGACCGATTGACCATGTAAGGAACATAATCCTTCTCTTCGGTCATCACATCTTTCTTACTGTAGTTAATACTGTTTAAAAAATCAAAAGGGCTCATAATCTATCCCATAGTATACCACAATCGGTCAGGAAATTCAACCCTGCGGTTCCTTTAGGATATTCATCTGCCCATACCACTCTTGCAATCCCCGACTGATAGATTAACTTCGCACAGTCAATACAGGGTTGCATGGTTATATATATCGTTGATCCTTCGCATGATTCTGTACTACGTGCAATCTTTGCGATTGCATTAGTCTCTGCATGGAGAACCTCTTGCTTGGTCACTAATGACATAGTACCAATTTCGTGATGATGTATTTCTTCTTCACAGTTGTTGTCCCATCCTGTCGGCATACCATTGTATCCGATTGACTGGATACGATTGTCCTTAACAATGATGCAACCTACCTTTGCACGTCTGGCACTAGAGAGTTCCGCATATACACGTGCGACTTTCATGTGTGCCTCATCCCACTTATTCATGACCAGTTCCTCACAATATTTGCCATAATCATACATGCACAAAGAACGTTAATAAGAACGATCCCAGTTCTCAGGATCGCAACAATGTCATCATAGTCTTCTGTCTTATCGTCAGAAAAACTGCCTATGGTATATTTCCATATTGTCCAGAGTTTCATTTGATCTCCACGTTAGCCATGATCTCAGTCATACACGCAACGAGATTCAATTCGTGATCTGCAACAAACGCATTCTTGTATTGATAATCAGCGAGGATCAATACCAACTGCGGGATGGACTGAGGTTGTACGTTCTCATACATTGCATCATAGATCCCACGGAAGATCGATGCAGGTTCAACGTCCATATTGTTGACAACCCAACTACGCATCTTCTTGAAATCTTTGCTCTTTAGTGATATGAAAAGTGCATTATAGTTATCATTTATATCAGTAATGATAGCAGTAGTTTCCAATTGACCAGAGATAGAATGACGTTGTAACTCATTGAGTACACGTCTCCAGTCTGGTGCGTGACGGATGATAACCTGTGCTAGTGTGTCCTTGTTGTAATTCACCCCCTCGTCAACAAGGATACTACTTGCACGTTCCATAAACTGACCACACAGTTGCGCCTGTACCTTCTTAGAGAAGTTAAACTCATAGTTAGAACAACGAGAGTGTAGGGGTTCGATCACACGGTTCTTGAAGTTACATGTCAGAATAAACCGACAGTTCTTACTGAACTCTTCGATGAACCCACGCAATGCGGGTTGAGTTGATTGGGGATTAAGGTAGTCTGCCTCATCTAAGATGACTACTTTGTAACCACCTGAGAGTGAGATAGATGAGGCAAACTGTTTGATCTTGCCACGAAGGGTATCAATGTTACCCTCTTCAGAACCGTTGATGACAATGTAGTCAACACCCAGTTCTTCGCATATGGCACGTGCGACTGTAGTCTTTCCGGTACCGGCAGTACCAGAGAACAACATGTTCGGGATCTCACCCCCGTCTACGATTTTCTGGAAGGTTTCTTTCAGATCTTTGGTGAGGATTGTATCCGCAACAGTACGTGGTCGGTACTTCTCAACCCATAAGAATTCATCTTGCATAATATCTCCATAATTAAAAAGTGTTTCATACAGTATACATTGTACATTATATGAAACAAAAAGTCAATGATTGGTGCCCCCGCATGGAATCGAACCACGAGTTGTGCGTTCGTAGCGCACTGTTTTATCCGTTAAACTACGGAGGCAGAATCCGCTTCGACACGGACTACAGTAGACTTTATGACATCCTCATAATGACCACTAGGAGTCTTCACCACGAAACGATCACTGATATCGTTATTAAACTGTGGAGGCATCTCTCCGATAACCTCCAGTAGTTCACCCGACTTCCAGTGTTTGTATACAACACGAACCAATTACTGGTCGCCCTGTAACTGTTCAACTAATTGAATTGCTTCAATAGCTTGATCACGAAGTTGACCAATGGTAGAGAGTTCCTCTCCTTTGAATCCACCACGTTGAACCACAGTATCAATTACTGCGACAGTAGAACGAGACACACGGTTCGCAAGGTCTTGCAATACCGCAAGGCGCTCATCTACTACAGGTTCAGTCTTTTCAGTTTTATTACTCATCTTATACTCCAAATGTTGATGATTTTTCGAGTGCAATAAAGTACTCTATTTCAGATTGTTTTGATTTGAAATTAGAGATTAACTTGGATGAGATACCCACGTCAAAATCTTCATTCACTACTTTCAAGTTGTTCACGTTCAGGACGAAGTTAAAATCAACCCCTTCTTGGAACTCACCCTCTACCAGAGAGAAGAAACTATTCGAAGTCGCATCTTCGTTGTCCACGACTGTCAACTTAATACTACCACCGTCTGGGGTAATACTAATAGAGTCATGACCAAGTACAGATGCAGCACGTTTAATTCTGCTCAAGGTGTCAGTATCTAGGGTAAATTTAACTTCCGGTTCTGGCATGATCACGTCTTTGCTAGGTGCAGACAACATGTCGATGTCAGAGAAGAAGTATCGGTTACCCCTCAAACCAGTAGAGTCAGAGACTACTACACAGTTATCCTCGAATCGAAGAGAAGGATTTTCAACCAGACTCAACACATTCAAGAATTCATTCAAGTCATAGACCCCAAACTCTTGGGGAATAGACTCATCCAGAGTCGCCTTCGCAAGAATGTTCTTTGCGACTGAGATAGTTTTCAACTCGTTACCTTCCCGAAAGACGATATTTGAGTTGATGTTGGCGAAGTTTTTAAGTACTGCCAGAGTACGATCAGATAGTTCCATAATTTATACCTTCATTAAAATTAAACATTACACACATAATAACACCATGACGTTCACTTGTCAAGCTTTTTCAACCAAACTTGCAAAGTTTTTCTCAGGTGGTGTCCGATCACTGGTGTGGTTCTGTGATCCACCTCTCCCCTGATAAACATTGCAGTATTGAATGATGGGGTCAACCTTTGCATCTGATCGAAATCAGTCTTGTAAATGAAGTCACCACCATTATCAATATCCCATTCGGTGTTGAGATATACAGTAATCGCACCTTCACGTTCCTTTGATATATCTCTGTGCCAATTGATCCAAGATCCATTGGTCATTAAATGGAATATCATATTTTCTACTTCTAGATCATCGATACCCCTTTCAATTAGTTTCAAATTTATTTCATGAGTCAGTTCTTGTCGAACACTATCTGGCACACGATGTATCAGTATAGGATTCGGAACAGAGACTCCCTTTTCATGTAGAGATTGATCCCAGAACAAATTAATTGCAAAGTTGTTCGTGTCCTGAGTCAACAATCCACCAATATAGTTATTCCACTTATCAGGATCATCCAAGAAGTTTTTTATGACTTCTGTTCGAATCATGCAGCCTTCAACTTAGAGAAGTTCTTCTCTTTCACAAATTCTAACTTACGTTGGAACTGTGCGTCTTCTAACTCTGACTTGTGTGAGATAACAAATACGTTAGTCTCTTCACCTAGACTATACAGGATCTTCATTAGGTTGTCAACCCCGTCATCATCCAGAGACGAATCAAATGTCTCATCAAGGATTAGTAGGTTGGTTGCAACACTGTTCTTCATCTTTGCGATCTGTCTCCACGTGAATAGTAGGGACAGGTCAATACGTTGTTTCTCACCCTCAGAGAATGAGTCATACGAGAAGTTGTCACGGAACCTAGAACGGATAGTCTCGTTAAAACTTTCGTCTAGATCGAAGTGCACAAAGAAGTCTAGTATCTGTAGGTACTGGTTGGTCAGTTGGTTGATGACTGGTATGTACTGTTTGATGATCTTGGTCTTGATACCAGAATCTTTCAGTAACTCACTACTAACTTGATTGTAGGAATACTGCTCATGCAGGGTATACTTCTCATCTTGTTTTGATTCTAACTCAGTATTGAGTTTTTCTAACTCTGCGTTCGCTTCAGCGAACTGGGAGTTGGTGTCGGACATGTCATCGATTTCTGATCTGATTCGGTCAATGTCACGTTGGAGTCTGGCAATGGTGGACTGGTTTGATTGGACTGCATTCTGTAGATCTCTCGCTGTCTCGTAAGACGTTGTAAGTTCATTCTGTGTCGATTCATACTTGTCCATTTCCTCTTTCGATTTCGTGATGGCATCGTTCAGTTCTTTCGCACGTGTTTGTGCGTCAGACTTTTTAGTCTCCCGAAGTGTATCGTCAATAGCTTGATCACAAGTAGGGCAGATCTCGTTTTCGTCAAAGAACTTAGCTTCCTTGACCACAGTCTTTATTTGAGACTTGAAGGTAGATTGAAATTCAATTAACTTCTGTTTCTTAGTATTTAGAGATTCCAGTTTTTTCGACACGTTATCCAGTTGTGTCGATGCGTTAAACATATTTTTGGTGTTGAAGTCATTGAGTTCCGCAATCTCTGATTGGGTAGTTTTGATCTGATCTTCTTTCTCTTTACGGTGTGCAGTGTTCATCGCAGTCAGTTCACGGAGAGACTTCTTCTGTGCATTGATCTTGGTCTTGATCAATTCTATACCGTGTCCATTGTCAGTGATCTCACCCTTCAGTATAGACATTCTTTCCTTGAGTAAACCATTCATCTTAGAGAAGATATTGATGTCGAGTAGATCCTCGATTACCTCACGTCTTGCACCACCTGCAAGTTGCATGAATGGTACGAATGAACTTGAACCCAAAACAACAATCTGGTGGAAAGACTTATGGGTCAACTTGAGGATGTTCTTCTCAAGCATCTGTTGATACTCTTTCGCATGGGACGATTGGTTCAACATGTTACCACCAACCCAGATCTCGAACTTAGATGGTTTGATACCACGTACTATCTTATAGTTCTGTGTACCAATAGAGAATTCCACCTCTACCAGTGTACCCTTGTTATTGATCGTGTTGACCAACTGTGTTTTAGATATCTTACGATGGGGTTGACAAAC